TTCTTCTTGCAAAGCCTTTGGTATGTGTAAAGCATGACAAATGAAGGCCAACTAACAAGTGTCCCCTACAATGCAATATATGACAGGCTTATAGCTGTAGAGGCTAATGCTGTGCAAAGAGTTGTTAACAGTCCTGCTTTGTTTTCAGAGGCTCTCGCTTATGCGCAAGCCGCCCTATTAAACCCTGACAGGTTTGTTGAAAATGGACAAGGTAGGCGGTTTATGCGCCACTGCGCTGCTAATTCCGACTTTGCTAAAAACGTGTTTACCGCCTTTGGTATAAACTCTTTTGAAGATGAGCCAAGGTTTGGCAACTTTCTTGGCAACCACTTTCTTGACAATGCTTTTGTTCACAAGCACAAAGACACTGCCCCAGATGGATACCAGCACGTTCGATGTAACTTTGCCTTGCAGATGCCGGACACTGGCGGCAACCCAATACTGGATGGTAAAGAAGTTCAAATCAAGCAGGGTGACATTTGGATATGCTTTGCAAGTTTAGAAGCCCATTCAACTACCCCAATGAGTGGTGGCCAAAGGCTGGTGTTTTCATGTGGGGCTATAGTAAAATCAGACATAGCGGAAAAGGTTTACAAGGCAATCGTCCGCATCCCAAATAACTGACTCGCTATGGAGCGTTGGTGCAAAAATGACAAACGAAGTTCAACTAACTGACGCGCAGATTGATGCCATTGCAGAGAAGGCGGCTGAAAAAGCGTTCCAAAAAATCTATCAGGATGTCGGTAAGTCTGTCCTTACCAAGCTGACATGGATGGTTGGCGCGGCTGTAGTCGGTCTATTTATGTGGCTTGGCTCTAACGGCTCATTGCCCAAGTAGGATGCTCGCTGAATTAGCGATTGCCAATGCCGCCTTCTCAGTCATCAAGGAGACGATTTCATCCGGCGGAGACATCATGGCTGCCGGCCAGCACATCTTCAAGTTCTTCGACTCTAAGTCAGAGTTGTCAAAGAAGGCTAATCAGTCTGGGTCAGACTCGGAGGCTTTCTTTGCGCTTGAGCAGATTAAGCAGCATGAAGCCGCCATACAGCAGCTATTTATCTACCAAGGTCGGGCTGGCCTGTGGGACGACTGGTTGCAGTTCCAAGCGGACGCTAAACGCAAACGTGAAGCAGATGCCAAGGCTGAGAGGCTGGCCAGAATTAAACGAAAAGAAAAGATATGGGGCTGGGTTAGCGGCATCATCATTGCCATTTCAGTTGCTACCGGGCTATTTGTTGTTGCCTTGCTAATTTGGGCTATCTACACCAAAGGTCAATTATGATTCCAATTATTAGCGGTCTAATCAGTTTGGGCGGTACATTTCTACAGGGCAAGCAGGACGAGGCCAAGGCCAAAGCTGAAGCTGCTATTGTTGGCATTCAAGCTGATGCTGAAATCAAGAAAGCCAAGGCCATTGCTGCCACCAAGATGGCAGAGTCAGGTCAGACTCAAAATTACGACCTTGACCGATTAGCCATGGAGCAAATGGGCACTTCTTGGAAAGACGAATTTATTCTGATTATTTTTCTAGCACCAATGGTGATGGCGTTTATCCCCGGTTACAAAGACTATGCGCTGGCTGGCTTTACTGTCATAGCTCAGATGCCCACATGGTATCAATACATAATCATTGGCATGGTAGTGGTCATTTATGGGTTACGCGGTTTGCTTGAGAAATTTTTAAACAGGCAGGTAAATAAATAATTTGGAGTACGTTATGTCGTTTGGGCTACCTGTTGCTTTTATCTGCCTCACCAGCGGCAACTGCGGCTTTGCTAACGGCAAACTAACGGCAACGGCCAGCGAGTGCAAGCAGAAGAACTATTCGGTCAGACAAAAGCTGACCACAGACCTAGATGTAGCAAGTTTTGAACTTTCGTGCATACAAATAAAGAAAGACCAATTCATATGAAACTATCAGCAAATTTCTCACTTAACGAACTCACCAAATCTGAGTTTGCTACCCGCAATGGCATTTCAAACACAGCATCACCGCTGGTCATTGAAAAGCTGCAAGCGTTGACTGACAACATTTTGCAACCGCTGCGCGACAAGTTTGGCGCAGTCATTGTGACCAGTGCGTATCGCTCACCAGAAGTCAATAAGGCCGTGGGTGGCAGCACTACCTCACACCACTGCTTTGGCTATGCAGCCGATTTTGAAGTGCTTGGTATGGACAACCGCGAGTTAGCTATATATATCAGGGACTCGCTAACCTATACGCAATTGATTTTAGAATTTTATAATGGCGACCCAGACTCCGGCTGGGTGCATTGCTCATATGACGCGGCAGACCTAAAGTGCCAGACTCTTACTGCGAGACGGGTGAACGGTCGCACTCAGTACAGCAACGGGATTCTTTGACCGACCAGCTACGACCACTTCCTTTGTTGAGAAAAGGTGGGCGTTGGCGCAAATGTAGCGGCGGTAGGTAGACCCGTTGGAACGTTGGCGAGTTTCCTTGACCTCGCACCATGCTTGGCACTCTGGACATATCATTTGACCTTGTCCTGCTTGCCGTCTTTAAAGTGCAGCTTATTACCTACCCTGCTTGGGTACTTGTCGTGGTCATCAGCGCCCACTCGAACGGCTGGCTTGGGTGGCTCGTTGTAAATGCCATCCATCTTGCTGAAGGTCATGCTGCGTGCAACAGATATTTCGTCTAGGAATTTTTGTCTATCAGTCATGTGTTTCTCTTTTAATCAGTCTTTAATCATGTGCCAATATTTCAGAACAAACTGCAAGCATTAGTCTGCCGTTCGAAGAAAGAGGGTCAAACACTTTTGTATCTGTTCTTGTTTCATATCCAAATTCTGGCGCTAATCTTTCATACGTAGTGTGGAATAGCTTTGCCAGTTTTAGTGCGTCATCATCAGTCATGTGTTCTTATCCTTCAGCATGGCTTGCGTTATGCGCACCACGCTCATCAAAATTACTGCCTCTGAAACGGTAACGCCCTCAACATGCGCATAACATTCGCGCACCTCCTCCTCCGTCAACCCTACCCAGAGGCGCTTGGGTGGTGATTTGTAAAGGGGCCACACCTCATCTGCTTTGTATGTCGTCAATTCAGATTGATAGCGAGTAATGAATTGCTCATTATCTTTCCATTCACTTGTATACATCCAAGCCACAGGCTCCTGCTCTGGCTGTGCAAAGGACGCTTGCAAATTGCCCATCGCAGCGTGTATGTCTGTAGTCGCATCGCGGCCAGCTTGAAGCCCACCAAAGTCGTTGACGTACATTTCAGAGTCAATAATGGCCAGCAGGTTTTTTGCTAGTTGCTCAACTGTCATTTTGTTTTTCCTGTTGCTTTTTTGATAGCGTCACGGGCTTGGTTGTATGTTGGTTTGTTCCACTCGTTTTCATCCATCCCCATTTCTGTAAGCATCGTATTAAGTGCAGACAGCAACTCCGCGTTTACTTCATGCAGGCGGCGCAGTTCATCTGCTGAGTGAAGCATCAGTACGGCGTGGCCAATGTCACCTCGCTGTCTTTCAAGACGTTTGGCCAGTCTAAATGCTATGGGTTTTTTCATTCTGTTTCTCCTGTCGTATAAACCGCGCAAAACGCGCCCAGAGCAATTCTTTGCGAGCAAGTAGCACAACCTGCCACCAGATGTTTAAATCGTCCATGTGCGACCGTTTAGGCGACTCATAGCGGCATCCTATGACCAGCTTGCCAGTGTTGTAGCCTTTCATTTGGAAACCAATGCCAGTTGGAAGTCAGCAAGTTCATCTGTAGCCCAATTAAAACCAAGGCTGTCTAGGAGGTCTAGGTGAACTGATGCCCACAAAACTAACTGTGGGCCTTGGCTGGTCTTGCGCATTGAGTACACCTCAATTATTTCTGGGTCGTCTTTGTGCTGGCGAACAAATACGGGTTCTTTGGTCATTTGGAATCTCCTGTTAGTTTTTGATTAGCGGCGAACCCATATGTTCACGTAGCAGGCAACGCTGCTGCCATAGAGAACACGAATTTTTTTGTGGGTAAGTTCTTTCTTGGCCAGCTTTGCGTCCATTACGCCACAGACCGTTTCAAAAAATTCCAAGTATGAAACTGGCTTGCCTGACAAAAAGAAAGTTTGTCCATCACCATAATTTTGAATTTGTCGAGCGTCATACACATTGCTGGTTTCGATGATGTGACCGTTGGTAAATTTTGTTGTGTAGCGTTTCATTTCAATCTCCTGTTAAGGGGTTTGCGCCCCGTTGGTTTTAGACTGGCTGACCCTTGAACATCCGAACAGCAAGCGCTTGATGACCAATGTGAGAATAACTCGCTCCAATGTAGGCAACTGCTTCAGCGTGAGGCATCTGCTGCAACTCTGTGATGATAGGCTGTATGGCATTACACACCTCTGCTTTACTAGCCATGTCTGGCGCAGCAGCAGCGTGGGCAGATTGGGCGGCTTTTTCGATACGGTATGAAAACATAATTTTCTCCTTTTGTGTTGCGATGTGTTTATTCTACACACACCACAACACAAAGGGAAGCAATTTTCAGTTATTTTCTAAGTGTTTTCCCTACTTTGCAGCGAGTGCTTTTTCAAGTAGGAACAGCACCTGTCCTGTGAACGACCGTTGCTCTTTGCCTGCTATCGCAGTGATGCGGTTAAACAGGTCGAGCGACATCCGCACTGAGCAGTATTTTTTTGGGTCTTTTTTATCCATGATATTTTCCTTAAAAAGGCATATCTCCAAGGTCATCAAACTCTTGCGTAGGCGCTGGCTGTTTTAACGCCGGCGGTGCTGGCATTGGGTTTCGGGCTTGTTGTTGTTCTTTAGGCTGGAAGCTAAACGACATAAACTTTGTGCCGTTTGCGCCTGTCTTGAGCCATGAACTCATCCACATTTCCACGCCACCGACCATGCATGAGCCCTTGTAGTCTGGGTGATTGTCTTTTTCCTTTTTGTCGTTTTTAAACAGTGAGCCTGAGTTGTCGCGTTGTTCGTATGCCATGATTTATTCCTTGATTAAAAAGTATTGAGCAAAAGTTTTGTTATTGACCGTTTTGTTTACGGTCTTGATTACTACACCCCGTTTGCGCAGGTTGTAGATTATTGCCGCAAGTCTAAAAACCCCGTATAAATTGAGTGCCACCATCGGCGTGATTGACTTGCGCTTTAGGTGCGCCAATATGCGTGATGTTGCTGTTACTGTTTTCATAACTAGTCTTTCTTTTTGAGTGCTGCGCGAGTCTTAGAGTCCAGCAGCGTCCACAGGGCAAGTTTCTGAGCCTCTTCTAAGTTGGCGCTAATGACAATCTGCCTAGCAAAAGCTGGGTCTTTTGTGACCGCTTCTTTCAGCACATCAGCCAGTTCCACTAGTTCGCTCATTTCGTCATCTGTGACCAACTCGCGTGCGCCTTGGTTGGGCGTGATGATTGGCGCTTGCTTGGCTTCTAGTGGCTTGCTTGCGTCCAATATGTCATGCTCGACAATTTCCAGCGCAGCCATCCACAAGTACCTACGGTTGTACGTCTCAACAGCACCCAAGTTTTGGATAGGGTGCACACCTTTTAAACTAGCTGACTCCATCGGGCTGGTGATGACAATTTCGGTCTGGTCATGCACATCTGTGATGGTCAGCGTGGCCAGTTCTTTGCCAAAGGATATGTAACCGCACAAGCCAATGCGGAAAAAGATGTTTTGAATCTGGGGCAAGAAGTCACCCAGTTCAAAGTAGGAATAGCCAGCAAACTTGTTCTTGCCTGACTTGCTTAGTTTTTCGGCTTGCAGGTCTACTCTGGCCTGCATCAGTTTTAAATGGACGCTCATGCTAACCTCAATACTTCAATGTTGGTGGGTGTTTGGTGAATCATGTATGACCCATTGCCCCAGTTGTGGCTCAGGTGGCCGCAAAGTGCTCCACGTATAGACTCCTTGGCAAATTCGCCGTATGGCACGTAAGCAACTTCATTGACCTTGGTGTCTTTGAGGTACGGTGCAAAGTGGTTAGTCAACGCGCCGTAGCCGTACTTGGCATTACGCTTCAGTTTGACGGCTTTAAGAGGTGCACCCCACTCTTTGTCAGTGGATTTGATGTGGTAAGTAGCACCTCCAGCGTCAAGCAGCCTGATGGCTTTCTCAATTGCAATATTTTGTATAGACATAACTATTTTCCCTTTTTAGTTTGCGACAAGCATCGCGTCAAAATCACTATCGTCAAAATAGACGGTAGTTCCCTCATAAACGATGACGGCTGCATCGTTTTGATCTTTTAATGCCTCTAAGTCAAGCAGGCAATCGATATAAAAATCAGACTTGTTTTGGCCAAGAAGCTGGCCTAGTTTGCGTTCGCCTTGGCTGTTTAAAGTGTAGACGGTTTTTAGATGCTCAGTCATTTTTACTCTCCAATTAGATTTAAATATAACACACAAATCAGGATGCAAGACGGCGTGTGTACTTTCTTTTTGTCTTTTCTTCCGGCTCAGTTGGCGGTGTTTCTTTGGCCAAGGTCAACAGCGCGTTGCGGATGTTTGCGACCTGCGCTGATGTCAGCCTACCGTTCAGATCAAAGATGCGTGCTGTGCGCCCTGCTTGGTCGTCTGTGTAGCCTTTGAGTGTGCGACCCATGCTTAGGTACATCTCAACCATTTCAACGTCACCAGTGTCTGTACGCCACTTGGCTCTGATGTCTTCCAATCGCTTGGCACTGAGTTCTAGCATTTTGCTCATTTCAATTTCCTAGTTCGTAATCGTTGGTGTAGCAGTCTTCTTTGCTAACTTGGAGCGACTTGGCGTATATTTTTCTCGCCTCATCTGTGTGGTCTTCTTTGCAGGTCTTGCCAAATCTGACAATAAACTTGAGCAACTTTTTGCGCTCGGCCAGCGGTAGCCAGTATTCTTCTTCTGCAACCAAGTCCAACTCATGCAGGCAAATCCAGCAAAGGTCTTCAACCGTCTTGTGGGCAAATGGGTCATAGCCTGCGGTGTCCGGTAATGCTTTGAGGGCTTTGTCAAAATCGGTCATGTCAATCTCCTAGCTGGGGCTTGCGCCCCGTTGGTTTAAAAGTTGTAGTCGTAAAACTTGATTGGTTGGTCGTTCAACTTGAAGCGGCTACCACAGGCTGACTTCCAGCCTTTCTTGCCAAGGCGAATGCGAATCACTGGTGCAGTGTTGTCTGACGTGATAAACCATTTTTGCTCACGCTGGTTTGAGCAGTGTGCACTGAAACCGCCAACATGAAACTCTAGCTTGACGCTATCGTCTTGCTCTGCCTTCATCTTGCGAACCTCAATGGTCTTGGCACTGATTGAGCGAATAACCTCAAAAGGTTCTACGTCTGAGTAGCCGATTCTGTTTGCGTATTGTGTCATTTGGAAACTCCTGTTGTGTTGCGTTGTGTTTATTATGGCATAGAAAAAACACACTAGTGTCTAGGTGTTTACCCTACTTTTTGCATTTTTAAAAATTCTTCTTTTGTCAACTGCATGATGTAGCCTTTCTTGGTTAAAACGGTACAGTTGCCAAGGCAGTCCCAGCCATAAGCCAACACCGCTTTGACCTTGCGAATTTGTGCTGTATGCAGCGCATGGCAATCTTTGTGTGCTAACGCTGCGCAAATGAATTGAAACTTGTTGGCTCTCATGTCTTTGATAAAGTTGCGGATGAGGTATTGGTTTGGGTAGTGCTTCATTTGGATGCTCCTGCTGGGTTGGTATGTGTTTATTATGACATAGAAAACACACACTAATGTCTAGGTGTTTTCCCTAATTGTGCAAAATAAATTTACACCCAAATAATGAGATATGAACACAACTTTTCAAACTTTTATTGAAGACCTCCATGTGCTGATGCGTCAGCTACCGCATGGAGATATTGAAGCTGTCCTGTGGCTTAACAGCTTGCAGTTCAACTGCGTGATGGCTGCTGAAGAAATTCAGCGCGTAGACCTAAACAAAGAAAACTTTGGAGGAACAGATTGATGCATGACTCAGTCAACCATCCGGCGCACTACACCGGACATCCAAGCGGTGTGGAGTGCATAGACATCACTGAGCATTTTGGCTTCAGCTTAGGCAATGCCATCAAATATATTTGGCGTGCAGGTTTAAAGTCGGACAACGCTGTTGAGGATTTGGAAAAGGCAGTTTGGTATATACAACGTGAAATTAAAAGGAGAAAAAAATGATTGCTTGTCACTTTAGGGTTATGCAAGACGGTGAGCCAGTGGGCTGGGTCGGGTTTGCTTTTGCGCAAAACATGAGAGAGTTGTTTTGGCAGGTTGATGCCCATGTAGACCCATATAGAGTCGAAGTCAAAACCGCGCATCAGGGTAGCGCCTGCGTGCTGCAAACAATTCATGGTGATGATGACTATGATGAAACAGACCAAGAATTAATTGGCCATGCTTCATTTGATGATGACGATTGGAAAGTGCCAAAGTGGGTAACAGACCCAGATTTCGTGGTATAGTTTCTACAGACGCGGCTAGGTTTGAAGTCATGAGCAAACCGAACGAAGTTACCCTTCTTCTGCCGTTGTTTCTTTTAAAGGGCTTTAAAAAAGCGGCTGTATGCACTACTACAAATTTAACATTGCTGACTATCGGAAAGACACTGGCCATCTGTCTACCGTAGAACACAGTATTTACCGCCAGTTAATCGACTGGTACTACCTTGATGAAAAGCCAATACCGCTAGAAACCCAAGTGGTTATGCGGCGGTTAAGTCTGGGTTCTGAACATGAACCAGCTTTGCAAAATGTGCTTGCTGATTTCTTTGTGGAGACCGAAAACGGCTACACACAGAGCCGCATTGACATGGAGATTAACGACTACCACGGGCAGTCTGCAAAGAACAAAACCAATGGGATGCTAGGCGGGAGGCCAAAGAAAACCCAGTCGGTTATTCTGGCTAACCCAGATGAAAGCCAAATTAACCCTAACCATAAACCACTAACCACTAACCATAAACTAATTAAAGAGCGAACAGCAACACGCGGGGCGCGGTTGCCAGCAGACTGGAAGCCTAATGCTGAACTTGTTGCATGGTCAAAAACCGAACGGCCAGACTTGGACTTGCGCAAGGTGTTTGAAGAGTTTAAGGATTACTGGTCATCAGTTCCTGGCTCGAAGGGTGTCAAACTGGATTGGGATGCGACTTGGCGCAACTGGGTTCGAAAGCAAACTGCTGCCAAGGCATCGTTTGCGCAACAGGCTTCAGACGTTGTTCGCAGCACTGTGCCGTACAGCCAAGACAAAGCGCTCAGGAAGGTTGAAGAAGACCACAAGACAGGCGCACCACCTCCTGCGCACATCAGGGAAATGATGCGTGGAATTCTAGGAGTAAAAAATGCGTAAGAAGTCAAAGTACGTACCTAAGCCAGTGCGCTTGAACACTATGGATTTTGTCACTGAAAGCATTTCACCCATTTCAAGCATGAAGTCTTTCTACACAACACTGAACCTCAAGAACATGAGTGCGCTGGACTCCTTAGGCAAAGGTACTGCAACCAAGCTAGAAGCTGATGTGGTCATAGAGGCTCTAAACGTCTGTGAGGCGTATTGCATGATGAATGTAGGGCGTGAGTACCGCCGAGACGTTTCAAGCGCTCTGAGTGCCCTTAAAGACGTTTGTGTGAGGTCTTTAACGTCAGACGGTAAGTTCATTTGCCAAGGCAACGAGTTTGAGTTGATAAAAGCTGGTTTTGAAGTACACACGGCGCAGCTAGAGGTGGCAACGATTGGCTCATTAGAAGCTGCCATCAAGTTAGTGTTCAGCACGCTAAAAGCAAAACGGGCAAAGGTGATTCAAGATGCGTAAAGCTATGTCGGTCAATGAGCAACTGCTATGCAAAACATGGTCGCTGTTTACTTTCTCAGAGCGCGAAATGACCTCGCATGACCTTGCTTATGAACTTGAAATCAGCATACGCACTGCGTACAAGTGGGTAAGAACAATTCACGAATTCAGGCTGATATACATATCTGGCTGGAAGCCAGACAGCATAGGTCGTTTTAACACACCCATTTATTCGGCTGGAAACAAGCTAGACAAGCCCAAGCCTAAGCGCACACTGCGCGACCGTAGACGGGCTTACAAGATCAAGACTGAAATTGAAAGGGCAGGAAAATGATTCAACTAACACTTTGGAGAACAAACCTTATGACACACAAAAGCGGCATTTACAAGTTTGGCAACTTGGTTTTAAAGTACTTGAATCACCCGTCAAGCATTGATTTTTATTTTGTGACTGCGTTTGCCTGCATGGTCGGCGTAGTCAGCTTTGTTGCTGGCGTGCTGTACGGCTTTGCTTTTAAAGGGTTGTAATGCCAATAGAAACCGCACGCAAAATCTTAAATCAACTTAGGGATGGCAGTGAGCAATACAGCGAATACGTTATTTCAGAAGCCCTCAAAGCCACAGGCGACTTGGCCGAAATTTACAAATGAGCAACGAGCCAACTACGAAAAAATTGCTTATGAGCAGCGCCAGATCAACGATATGGCTGATGCAAGACTGCTAGTCCAGATGTATCACGCAAGAGACAAGGCCAGCCAGCGTGAGTGGCTGCGTGAGGCATTTAACAAGATTACAAAGAAGAGCGGCGCGTCCCACATGGAGCGCATCCGCACTTGTATGACAAAGGTGAGGCTTACAGAATATGTTGATACAAATTCATAACAGCAAACAAGGCGTGTCGCAAATGCGACAACTGTGGTCTACGATGAAAGAGGCGCTGGACGGTGGGGCTGCGTTAGTGGTGAGTGTTAAGCTACAGAGCAGGTCTGTAGAGCAGAATTCTATGTTTCACTCGATCATCAGCCAGATAGCGTTGCAAGCCAAACACGCTGGGAGCAAGTGGGACGCAGAAAGCTGGAAACGGCTGTTGGTCGATGCCTACTTTGCTGAAAAGGGTGAGCGTGTCGGTCGGGTTGTCCCAAACTTGACTGGCGATGGCATAGTCCAATTGGGTGAACAGACCCGTAAATTTACCAAGTTGCAGGCTAGTGAGTTCACAGAGTTCTGCATGGCTTGGGCGGCTCAAAATGGAGTGACGATAAATGACTAAGAGGTGCAAAGGCTGTCGTGAGGTGTTTACAGCAGACCGTCCCCTACAGGTAGTGTGCAGCTACCTGTGTGCAATGGACATATCAAAAAAGATGACGGCCAAAGCGGTCAAGGCTGACAAGAAAGAAACCAAGATAAAGCTGGACGCTTTGCAGACCAAGCCGCAACTCACAAAGAAGGCTCAGACAGCGTTTAATGCATTCATCCGGGCTAGAGATGCAGGCAAGCCTTGCATAAGCTGCGACAAGCCCTTAGACGGTGGCCCAAACAGCTTTGACGCTGGGCACTACCGATCAGTTGGCTCTGCGCCACATATGCGATTTGTCGAGGACAACGTACATGGTCAATGCAAACACTGCAACAATTGGCTCGCAGGCAACCACGTTCAATATCGGCTGCGGTTGCTTGAGCGCATAGGTGAGCGACAGCTAGACCTGCTTGAGTCGGATTCTGTCTTGCGCAAGTGCGACAAGGACGGCTTGATTGAAATAGCAAGGCACTACAACGCAGAGGCTAGACGGCTGAACAAAGAACGGTTAGACTGAACTCCTCTCCTGTTGGTTCAACCCAACTTGCGCCTGCCCCTTGCGGTGGGCGTTTTTTTTGTTAAAATAGCTATATATGGCTAAACCTACTATTTGGGATTACTTTACAGGCGCAGGCGAAACTATGGCTACGCTTGGCTCTGGGGCTGCTGCGACTATGGTTGGGCCAGCTTACGGCATTTACAAGGGTGTGACCAGTCCGGACTACGGGACAATCAAGGCTGGCAGAGAGGCTGACCGCGCTGCCATAGAAATGATGAACAAGCTGACTTACCAACCACGTGGTGAAGTTGCAAAAGGTCTTCTTGGGGCTGTTGGTAGCGCTGTTGGTGGCGCTGCGGATTTTTTAAAAATACCGCCTGTTTTACCAGAGGCCGCATTATTGGGCGCACTTGGTTTAAACAACAACGCAATTATGTCCCAGACGCAACGCGGCGTGCAGGCGGCAAAGCCAATGGCTGGCAATGCTATGGAAAACTACATGGCTCGATCTGGTCTGGCTCCAAGAATAATGCCGGAGTCCCCAGCTATGCCGCCACCAAGCAATGGTGTATTGGATGCGTTGTCAAACAATTTGCAAGCCCCTAAACAGCAACTGGTTGATTACTTGCAAACCAACCAAATAAAGGAAAATTTATATGAAACAGCCCAAGAAGGCCCCTTCTACAGAGTCCAACCCAAAGTTTTTAGCGAATCTGGACAAAAAAATATCGGAATACGAGAAAAAATACAGCAACCGAACATTATCGGAGGAGCAATTGGAAACGATGTTCCGCAACCAATATCGGACGAAGCTGTAAGCCAACTACTGAGTACGCCAGATAATTTTGTTCGTAAATCGGCTAACGAATTTACTCAAAAAGCAACTGGCCTAAATTATGAGTTGCCTAAGATGCCAACATCAAGTTTGGCCAAGCAGTCAGCAATAGGTAGGACGTTTCAATTAGCCGCTGAAGGTGGAGACTCATATAAAAATACCATATTCCAAGAGTATGGGAAAAAATTTCCACAAATAATTGAGTCAACTGGCGCAAAAAATTATGACCAGCTTTTAGAGGCTTCATATTTACAACTAGCAAAAGAAACAAAAGATCAGTTTTACTCACTGCCTGTAAGTTTGTCATACCACAGAGCAGGTGAGGGAAACTACACCAGCAGCAAAGAAATGCTGAAAGATGTGTATGGAAATAAACACTTATATGTTTACCAAGGCGGCGACCCGCACGACTTTTTGAATGCGATTGACCCAAACACAAAATTGAACACCAACGAAATGTTCCGCGCAGTGCATGACTTTTATGGCCACGCAGTAGATGGAAACCAATTTGGTGCAAAAGGTGAGGAAATTGCATTTGGCGCTCATTCGCAAATGTTCTCTCCATTGGCTCGAATTGCTATGGCAAGTGAAACAAGAGGTCAAAACTCGTTCGTTAACTACACGCCAGTAAACGCAGAATTGAAAGCAAGAATTAACAGGCTGAATGATTTACGTTATGAGGCAAACAGAAGCAAAAAAGTAGATGACGTAGCTGAGATAGACAAACTACTTAGTGAGACATGGCAAACCTTTGAATTTGCACCTCAAAAAAGCGTAATTTTACCACCGGAGTTTTTAGACCCGTCCTTCAGTGGAGGTATGCCAAGCTACATTCAGCCGTTAATAACCCCAAAAGCGGGAACAACAACTTCTGAAACATTGACACACTTCAGCCACAACCCGGAGTTGACGTTCCTCGACCCCAGTCGTTATGGGCAAGGCATCAAAGGCAAGGAAATGGAAAGACTGCTAGAGTCTGAAAATCCAGTTATGCAAAGGTCTTATGCTTACGTGGGCGACCCGTCTAAGGTGCGCAAAGAGCCGGGCTTGGGTATTTTCCAATATCTTGGCGACAGTCAAGGTTTGTATAACTTTGCAGCAGACCCACTGGATTTTAGAAAATTAGCCATTGAATCAAGTCGTGTCCCATACACTTCAAAATACAATAAAGGGATACCAGACCCTTCACAAGCCTTTACTGACGTTGAGCGTATGATTAAAGAGTATGGCTACACAGGTGGGGTAAACCCAGCGCAAGGGACAGCGATACTTTTTGACCAAACTCCTGTCAAAAGACGAGTTCCATAAATGACTGGCAAAAAGTAATGGCTAAAACTATTTGGGACTACCTAACTGACGCTGGCGAGACTATGGCTACGCTTGGCACTGGTGCGGTTGCACCTTTTGCTGGTGGCGCTTACGGTATTTACAAAGGCGTGACCAGTCCTAACTACGGGACAATCCAAGGCGGCAGAGAAGCTGACCGCGCTGCCATTGAAATGACAAATAGGCTGACGTACCAGCCAAGAGGTGAGGCCACTAGGGGTCTTCTTGGAACTGTTGGCGGCGCTGTCGGTAAAGCAGCGGATTTTCTGAAGCTACCTCCTGTTTTACCAGAGGCTGCAATATTAGGCGCACTTGGTTTAAACAACAACGCCATCATGTCCCAGACGCAACGCGGTATGCAGGCTGCAAAGCCAATGGTCGGAAATGCGATGGAGGGCTACATGGCTCGAACTGGACTTGCTCCAAGGATGATGCCAGAGTCCCCAGCTATGCCAACAACGCCAACTGCACCTGTGTCACCCGCTGGCTTCTACAGCGCAGCAGAACAGGCTGCATTGAACCTGCCTCGCAACAAAGGCACAGGTCAGGCTTTACTCAACGACTTAATGAAAGGCGCTGACGTAAAGAAAGACGAACTTCAAGCCACTGGTGTGCTGGATGCGTTTGCAAACCGTCCACAGGCGACTAAGCAGGAACTGGTTGATTTCTTGCAGGCTAACCGCATAGAGGTTGGGCAGACGGTCAAATCGTCTCAAAACCCATACCCTTATAAGTCAGCAGTCGAATGGCAAAACGCCATTTTTGATGCTGAAAATAACGGCAATTGGGACTTGGCCGACCGAATTAGCACTGCATGGGAACAATATGACGGCGCTGTTCCAAGCTCTAAAATCCCAAGGTACGAGTCATACACAATGCCGGGTGGTGAAAACTACCGCGAGGTGTTGTTGACAATGCCAAACCAGTGGGAAAAGCCAAGAGCGTTACAAGAAGCAAACTCCGCAAGAATAAAAGAGTTGCGCGATCAAATGCACGGTACAAGCGGGTCAGATGAAATACGTGGCGAAATAAGTAGATTGCAAAATGAAAATCAATTATTGCAAAAACAAATAAATGACGCACCAATTTACACATCATCACACTGGGATGAGCCAAACGTCATGGCGCACTTACGCTTAAACGACCGTGTGGACGTTGACGGCAAGAAGATGACTATGATTGAAGAGGTGCAGTCAGACTGGCATCAGGCAGGGCGTGAGAAAGGTTACAAGACAGGACAAGAAAAAAGTCCAACCGCCATTGAAAAAGAACTGAATGTCGTTGAGCGCAAAAGATGGAAACTACTTCAAGATGCCGCCGACCTACCAGACTCTGAAATGGCTCGATTTAAGGAAATGAACGCCGAAATTAAGAGGCTTGATGGCGAGGCAGCGAGACTCAATGATGAGTGGACAAACTCTTTTAATAGACCAGAGGGCGTACCTGACGCTCCAATGAAAGACACTTGGTATCAGACGGCATTACGTAAGGCTGTAAAGGATGCTATTGACAGCGGCTCTGACAGGGTTGGCATACCTACTGGCGGTTTGCAAGCAGAGCGCTACGGTCAGGCTAAGAAGATTAACGAGATAAGTGTATACACACCACAAGGAGACGGCACAAGAACAATTGGCTTTCAAACAGAAGGCGGCTCATCTGTAAGCGTTATGATTGACCCAAGCGGCAAGATTGTTTCTGGCCAAAGTAACATGGTGCAAGAATTTGTTGGTAAGACGCTAGAAGAGATGGTTGGCAAGGACGCTGCAACCAAGGTGCTTGGCTATGGCGTTGGGAAGACGGCATTTCCAGTTCAGAACGTTACCATTGGCGGTAAGGGCATGAAGAAGTATTACGATGAGGTGTACCCAAAGTATTTGGACAAGTTCGCCAAAAAGTACGGCTCAAAGGTTAGTGATGGTTCAATTGAGGTCGGCGACCAAGCGCCCACATACGGCTTGCCATCAATTGCTGAGTTTGAGGCAAACAGGTTGCCGAATGAGTTTATGCCGGAATACATCAAACGCATGAAGTCTGAACGCAAGATGGAGCCAGTTCGATACATAGACATCACACCAGCAATGCGTAAGGCGCTGGGTGGCAAAGACAAAGGTGTACCGCTATTCCAAGCAGCACCACTTATTCCCGCTGTGGCCGCTGGCTCTAGTGGGTTACTTGACCAGTTTGGTGAAAGCGAACAATAACCAAAAAGGTTTCTCCACCTGTTTACAGAGAGAACGACATGACAGACGACAAACGATCAAAAGGGCGACCAACAAAATACACGCCTGAACTGATAGCAAAAGCACAATCCTTTGTAGACCGCGCAGATGGGCTAATGCTCATTTCCGAACTAGCATTGGAACTTGAAGTGAGCCGGGACACCATTCGTGAGTGGGGTACAGGTGGTGCACATCCTGATTTTTCCGTCATTTATGAGAAATTGAACGCAAAACAAGAGACTGCGCTGATAAAAGGCGGCTTGTTTGGTGACTACAACGCCAACATTACCAAGATGATGTTAGGCAAACACGGCTACAGCGACAAGCAGGATGTAACGTCTGACAACAAGGCCTTAGTTGGTGGCGCTCCTATGGTCATACGCTTGGTTGGGCCAGATGAATGAAGCCAATCTAACGATTCCACCAAAGCTAATACCAGTCTTCACACAGAAGGCGCGGTACAGGATTGCTAAGGGTGGGCGAGGCAGCGCTAAGACTCGCACCTTTGCGCTTATGACGGCTGTCAGAGGCTATCAGTGGGGCAAGGAAGGCAAGACTGGCCAGATACTATGTGGCCGTGAGTTTATGAACTCGCTGGAAGATTCATCACTGGAAGAAGTCAAGGCAGCTATTCGCAGTGTGCCGTGGCTCGAAGACTACTACGAACTGGGTGACAGGTACATCAAAAGCAAAGATGGGGCAATCAGCTACACGTTTGCAGGCTTGCGCAGGTCACTGGACAGCTTGAAGTCCAAGGCGCGCATATTGGTTGCATGGATTGATGAGGCTGAGACTGTGAGTGAAACAGCTTGGCGCAAACTGATTCCAACGGTACGGGAAGACAACAGCGAAATCTGGGTGACGTACAACCCGGAGTCCAAAGAAAGCGCAACGCATAAACGATTCGTTGAGCAAACGCCTGACGACTCAATTCTTGTTGACATGAACTGGCGGGACAACCCGTGGTTTCCAGATGTGCTGGAGACTGAGCGGCTCGAAGACAAACGAAAAAGGCCAGACATTTATGACCACGTTTGGGAAGGCGATTTCCTCATTCACGCTGAAGGTGCGTACTACGCTACTGAAATGCGAAATTGCAAAGATCAGGGCAGGGTTGGAACTGTTGCTTATGACCCGAACAGTCCGGTCACGACTGCGTGGGACTTGGGCATTGGTGACTCAACGGCTATTTGGTTCGCGCAACACGTGGGCGCAGAGGTTCGACTCATTGATTTTTACGAGTCTTCTGGCGTTGGGCTTGACCATTACGTTCGTGTCCTCAATGAAAAAGGTTATATCTACGGCAATCACATACTTCCACACGATGTGCGAGTACGTGAACTCGGTAGCGGGAAGAGTCGGTTGGAAGTGTTGGATAGCCTTGGAGCGCGTCCGATCAGCATTGCGCCGTCACTGATGGTAGATGACGGCATCCAAGCGGTTCGCTCAATGTTGGCCAACTGTTGGTTCGATGCTGAGAAATGCGACCGTGGTGTCCACGCATTGAGGCAGTATCACCGCGAATACGATGATAACGGGAAGGTGTGGCGCTCACGACCCGCACACGACTGGGCTTCACACGCCTCTGATGCGTTTAGGTATCTGGCCATTGGACACAGGGTTACGTCAGGCTGGGGCAACCCAATCCGGCGCAATCTAAAAGGTATTGTGTAAGAATCAGGCAGTCTGTATAATCAAAAGTGACTATTTTTTCAATAGGAATTAACCATGCCACTTAAAAAAGGCTCTAGCGCCAAGACAATATCTAAGAATATTAAAACTGAGATGATGGCTGGTAAACCTCAAAAGCAGGCTGTTGCCATTGCTATGAGTAAAGCGGCCAGACCAATGCCTGTGCGCAATATGCGTGCGACAAAGAACAAGGGGATGAAGTAATGGCCAAAAACCAAACTCACTTTTTACCCAGCGGCAAGGTTTACAGCGGCAAGACTCACAAGGCGGGTAACGTCTTAATGACTGGCGCAAAGCACACGCCGACTAGCAAGGTGCTAACGCATTCACCGCAGATGAAGAATCCTGCTGCGTCTAAAAAGTAAAGTGGTACAAAGATGGCAATAACAAATTACACCGACCTGCAAACAACTATTGCAGGCACGTTAAACAGGGATGACCTATCGTCAGCCGCTCAAACGTTTATTTCTTTGTGTGAGGCGCAGATTAACCGCGACATCAGGCATTGGCGCATGGAAGTGCGCACAAGCGGTCAGCAAAGCGCTGGCGATGAGTATATGCAAGTGCCTGCTGACTGGGTGGAGACGCTACGCTTTAACGTTGTAGGCAATGGAACGTCACCAATCAAGATGATTGACTCGACCTCAATGGCTGACTTGCGTTACCGCTACAACGATCAGTACGGCACACCGAACTCATACACGCTAGAAGCCGGACAGTTTCACCTATACCCAACGCCTGTTGCAGACGTTGACTTGGAACTGTTATACTACGCACAAGTGCCAGATTTAGCATCAAATGCTACAAACTGGTTACTCAGCACCGCGCCTGACATCTACCTTTACGGGTCACTGTTGCACTCTGCACCTTACCTGCAAGACGATAACAGGGTCGCGGTTTGGGCGCAGTTGTATTCAGCGGCTGTAACCCGTTTGAATGAGTCTTCAGTTTCCGCAAAATACAGCGGTTCTAGTTTAAAGTCTAAAGTTAGGGGTCTAGCATGAGTTTTTCAAATTACCTTGAAACCAAAGTTCTTGGCCATGTATTTGGTGCAACGGCTTACACAGCCGCAGGTACGCTGTACTTGGCGCTGTTTACGTCTAACCCAGCCGAAGACGGCAGTGGTACAGAGGTAACTGGTGGCGCATATGCGCGTCAGTCTGTAGCCTTTACAGTGGCAGGCAACAACGCAAGTAATACATCGGCAGTGGAATACGCAACAGCTACGGCTGGCTACGGCACAGTAAGCCACGTTGGTGTTTATGACGCATCAACGTCAGGCAACCTACTTGCCTACGCAGCGCTAACCAGTTCAAAAGCAATTGACACTGGCGATGTGTTCCGTGTCCCAACTGGTGATTTAGATATAACGCTCGACTAAAAAAGGCGCGCTGTGGCAATAGTTAACTCAAGTGGTTATTCCTTTGGCACAAACACATACGGCTCTGATTCATTCGGAGTCGATGTACTGCCAGCGGTTTCTACATCAGCCGCAACAACCTCTGCCACAGCATCCCGCGTTAGGCTTGCAGCGGCATCTATCAGTGCGTCTGGGTCAGTAGCGGCAATTGGTGGGTTTACTGCCAATGGTGACGCGCTATCGGCTTCTACCGCCACCGCAAGCGCATCAGCAATCAACGTTAAAACGTCAGGCGCTACAGCCGCACCTACTGCGACAATAGCTGCGAATGCGGTTGCCACCTTTGTGTCTGGCGCAGTCTCAAGCAGCACAGCCGTAACAACGTCAGTTGGTGAAAAGTTTGTCTTGGAAGAGTCAAGCAAATTTGCTTACGGCACATCAACGTATGGCAGCAACGT